ATCCAGTTAAAATTCAATCAGCCCAGCCAACCCGTTATCCTGAATCCCTTGGGTGGGCAAGATGTCACCTATCTAGTTATGCCTGTTAATTTGGTTAAATAACGGCGATCGCCAAATTAGAGGTAAATCATGAAATTTGCAATCAATCCGCAAAAAACTTTCTATTTTGTCTTTGTTACTCCGTCACCCAATGACAGCCAGCCGGTTGAATCTACCGACCAAATGGTTAATCAGCTAGAAATTCCGTCCGAAAATTGGAAGCTTGCCTATATTGGGCATTCCAGGAAATCAGCAGAGGAAGTTATTGATGAATTGTGGGCTCAGCACCTAACGATAATCATTGAATCCGGGTCTTGGGAGGGGAGTAAAGTTGCCGGACGACGAGCTCAGCTTGGTGGTCACCTTCACATGGTTAATTGACCAGTGCCCCGATTACTCCAAGCCGTTGCAAAGGCGATCGCCCCTCCAAATCGACTTTCCCCCAGCGCATGGGCGGAAAAGAATTTCTATTTGTCCCCCGAGGCTAGTGCAGAACCGGGACTGATTAACTTTGACCGGGCACCCTACCAACGGCAAATGTTAGATGCCGTCAGGGAAACCGGCATTGAGGACGTGGTGATTATGACCTCGGCCCAGGTAGGGAAGAGTACGTGCCAACTAGCCGTTGTGGGTTGGTTGGTTGACCTCCATCCCGGCCCCATTATGTGGGTGGCCCCAACCTTGGAAATGGCGGAATCCACCAGCAAAACCAGAATTGCCCCCATGATTCGGGACAGCCCTGTGCTGACCAATAAAATTAAAGCCCCCGGCACCCGGAGCAGTGGCAATACTTTGCGGGAAAAAGCTTTCCCTGGTGGGCAACTTACCCTGGTGGGCAGCAATTCCCCCGCTGGCTTAGCATCCCGACCCATTAGGGTAATCATTGGCGATGAAGTGGACAGGTATGACGAGAGTGCAGGGACAGAAGGCGACCCCGTGGAGTTGGTGAAAAAGCGGACTACCACCTATTGGAACCGCTTACACTTTTGGGTGAGCACCCCCACTATTCAAGACAGAAGCAGGATAGAAAAAATGTGGCTGGTGAGCGATCGCCGTCATTTTGAGATGCCATGCCCCCACTGTGGCCACCGTCAGGATTTGAAGTGGGACGGGGTGGTGTACGAGAAAAAGGGAGAAATAAACCTAAGTAAACAGGATGTGGGGGAGGTGTTTTATCGGTGCGAGAATTGTGGCCAAGATATTCCCGAATCCGCCAAAGCCAAAATGCTGGCCCAAGGCCAATGGGTGAAGCGGGGGGCTAGTGCCAAAATTGCTGGCTTTCACCTCAATGAACTTTATTCGCCATGGAAAAGTTGGCAGGATGTGGCCCGGGACTATGAAGCGGCCAACGGCGATCCCCTCCGAATGCAAGTTTTTTGGAATACCTCCCTGGGTTTGCCCTACGAAATTGATGGCAAGCTGAAATTTGCTTGGGAAAATCTGGAGTACCGTTCCGAGAGATCCGAGTACAGCGCTGGGCAAATCCCTGAAGGCGTTCTACTACTCACCGCTGGGGTGGACATCCAAGGCGATAGGTTGGAGTGTTCGGTATTTGGTTGGGGTGTGGGGGAAGAATGCTGGCTAATTCGCCATGAAGTAATTTACGGCGATCCGCTGGAGGATGATTGTTGGAACGACCTCGACCTATTGCTTAACCACGATTACCCCCATCCCCTGGGGGGCACTATCAAAGTCCGTAAAGCGGCCGTAGACTCTGGTTACCATACCCAGGAAGTTTACCGACGGGGGCGCAACAAGGCGATCTGGATGCTGGTGAAGGGGGTTGCCGGGGACAGGAAATTGGTTAGTCCTGCCACTTGGCAAGAAATTAACTGGATGGGCAAACCGATTAAGCGGGGCGTGAAACTCCACACCTTGGGCGTTGACCTACTTAAACAAACCATCCTAGGACGGTGCAAAGTGGCCATGGCTGGGCCCAAACACCTTAATTTACCCAACAATTTGCCGCAAAAATATTGCCAAGAGTTGGCCGGTTCCGAGGTGATGATGAAAAAGAAATCGGGCGCAACCTGGAAGTATATCTGGCAACCTGTGCCGGGGGTGCGAAATGAGCCGCTAGACTGTGCTGTTTATGCCTACGCCGCCGCCATTTTCCTAGGGTTGTCTCGCTTCGGCGATCGCCATTGGGAGAAAATGCGGAATTTATTGGCTGTGGATTTGGGGGATAGTCGCCCCAATGACCCGGAAAAGTCAATGCCGGAACCGCCACCGGAGAAGCCAACCCGGAAGAAACGACCTCCCCGCCGCCCTTTCCTGAAAAGTTATGGGGGACGGTAAGCAACAAAAAATCCCGACACGGCGATCGGGAATTAAGTAACTCGGAAAATCCGAGTTTCATGAAGTCGTCACATTTTGTCACAACCTCGGTTAGTCTAGAGGCAACTCCATTTGCCCATCAGATAAAAGCTTGCGGGCTTGGTCTGGCCGGAGGGAATGTTTTTCCCATGTAGGCTTTAGCTGTTTTCCGGTTTTGGATTCGTGTAAATCCCGCAGACCAACGGAAACACCCATGATTGCATTGGGGTTTTCACACTGCAACGCCATCATATTAGCCAAGGAATTAAGTGTCAGATCGTAAGTTGACATCGCATCTAGCGGTGTTTTCTTTTTACCAATCTCCCCATCCTCTCGCAGTTGACTGGCGTTCATTTGGTAAAGTCCCCGGTAACGGTCGTTGTGAACCTGGGAGGGAGGAACCCCATTCTTGAAAGCCAATTCGTTGGCTTCCTTGTTGGTGTCGCAAACCAGTAAACGCTTTTTAGCCCGATCCACCCGTTCCTTGTTATGGTCACGGATGATCATCTCCATGCCCAGGTCGGCATCCCCTTCGATGTAGCGACGAACTAAGTTAGCCGCTTTTTCTCGGTAGGATATTCCGCAAGCCCCAGGGAGTAGCCCCAAGATATAAAGGCAGTTTTCTAGGTTGGCTACAGGAGTCTTTTTCCGTGCTTTACCTTGACCCAAGTATTCTGACTGACATTTTGTCAGTAACTCAGGATGGGGTTTCTGAAGTCGCTCCCATACTTTGTGCGGTGCTTTTTGCCCACCCGCAATCCGAATCAAGTCATAAACGGAAAACTTGCCGTCTGGGGTGCGTCGGATTTTTGCTCCATTCAATTCGGGAATAATCAAGGACTCTTGAGGCTTGCTTGCAAAATCAGTCACGGCAGATTGTTCCTTTACTGTTGAACTGCCTGCCGATTGTGAATTTATACATTCAAGCCACCGACTAGCCACATTCCATCGAGAAGAATCCAAGCCAGCCGCATCAATGTAATAACGCTCATCTTGACTACTGGGAACGTGGACAACTGCCACTTCTAGCTTTACCATCGAACTCGGATCAGCCGAGTCCTTGGGCATTAGCTCTAGGTGTAAGGTAAAATTTTCGTCTTGGGGCGCAGAAAAGCCTGCACCGTAACCGTTTTTCGTTACCATGTTTCTATCCTGTTTTGGGATAAAGGGCGGCAATTCTTTCCACGGACAGCCGCTCTTCTTTACGTCTCTAAAGTAACTCTATAATGCATTGATAGTCAACTTAGGCAAGTGATAGGATGTGATCAGGTAGTGTTGCGCTAAAAAGTCGTAAAGGTAACGTTATGGCCACAAATAAAAAGAAGCTTTCCCTGTATGTGCAAGAAGAAATCAAGCAAAAATTGACTCAGTTGGCCAGGGCTAGAAGAAGGTCGGTCAATAACTTGATTGAAGTTATTTGCGAAGAGGCGATCGCCAAGGCAAGGAAAGACGGGGAGATATAGGGACGTATAAATTGACAATGGCTATGCCGTCTCAAGCCATGCGCCATGCTCAACGTGCCCAAACAATTGATTGCTGGAGTACCCGCCGATTGGATCGCCTCCCATCCCGATTACAAATCAGAAAATTGGAATTTGTTGGTGAATATTGCCGGCCCCATTTTGGTGCCCACCACCAGCACCCCCCAGGATAATGGCAGTTGGTTGGTAGAAGTTGATGGGGCTGACACCGAAGATTCCCCCGGCGAATATTACTGGAGCGCCAGGGTAATAGAAGTGGACGGGGAAAGGAGTCGTAGCCTGGGCGCTGGCAATCTGCAAATCACCCCCAACCTGGCCACGGTGGATGATGGATATGATGGCCGCAGTAAAGCCCGCCGCATCCATGACGGCATCCTCCAAGCCCTGGAGCAAATGGCTTCTGGCAAAATCAGCGAATATTCCATTGAGGGCCGCAGTGCCACCTATCGCACCCTCGAAGAACTCAACAAAGCCGAGGAGTATTGGCGGCACAGGATACAGCAAGAAGAGGGTCGCAGCTACAAAATAATTCGCTGCCGCTTTGGCTAACCCCCGTATAAATGCAAGCTAAAAACAAATTCCGCTATGCCCCATGCCCCAGCACCATCTAACCGCTTTTGAAAATAAATCGGACTATCGCATCCGGCAGGGGAGTCGATACAGTTTGACCATTAAAGTTCCTGGGGACAAAACGACTGGATACAACATTAAAGCGCATATCAAACGCAAGCCCACAGACGACAGCACTCTAGCCATATTCAATGTAATCGCCCCGGCCTATGATGCCACAACGGATAAAACAGCATGGACAATATTTCTCACGGCTTCACAAACGGCCAATACCCCCAAAACCAAACGAGTTAAAAGGGATGAAACTGTTATTGGCACCCACGTTTGGTGCTGGGATGTGCTTTTAGAGGATTTGCAGGATAGTGACAACAATCTAAGGATAATTACGATTTCTTATGTGGAAGTGATAGAGGAGGTCACTGTCGCATGAGTTGCCCTACTATCGAAATTCTTGGGTGTCCGCCAAGTCAATTAACTATAGAAGTCTGCCCCTATGAAGTAACCATAGAAGACGAAGTTTTGGTGATAGAAATCACCAATCTCTGCAATACGGTTTCTGTCTATGAAATTGATGAATATTATCAGGTTTTGCCAATTACCAATGGACAAGATGAATTTATTCTGGACTATTCCCCCGTTGCCCCTGCTAGGTCAAAACTCTTCTTAAATGGACAAAAGCTGTTTTATGGAGAGGATTACAACGCCGTCGGCAATGTGATCTATTGGCTAGCCACTCAATTTCTTGAGTCTGACGATCGCCTCGAAATCTACTATTACTAGGAGCAAAAAAAATGACTCTTTTACAACGCAAACAATTAGATTGGATTAACGCTGGCTGGGTTGGTATTGCCGCATTTGAGGCAACCGGCGGCAGTGGTGTGATCACAACTGAAATTACCACCGCCCTGGGCACCGCCGGACGAAACGGAACTGCCGTGCCTGTGCAAATTAGCACTAGCGAGGGGCAAGGGGTAATCACGACCGGCGATCATAACCGAGTCGAAATTTACGACAGTGCCACCAAGGAAAAACTGGTCGATGGCTCTAACAATGAAGTCTATGGTCGCATTACCGAGTCTTCGGGGGTCTACACGCTGACTTACTATGTTCTGGATGCCGGTGTTCAAACCGCCCACAGCATTAGTCCTGCCACGGATATCGACCTTTATTTCCCCTACCGATTCACCGCCGATAAGTATCCCACCGATGCGGCGATCGCCTTAACGTTAAAAAACGTTTATTCCGAACCCAGTCCAGGGAATGGTGGGGCCAATCCTGAAACGGCAGAGCCGATCGCTGTTACGGCAACTGATACCCTGGATGACTTGTCTGCTACGCCAGCTACCAGTACGGCCATGAAGTTGTCGGTTAACGGGCAAGTTTTTGCCTCTACTGAACCCAGCCCGGCCTTTAGTCGTAGCGGACTAGCTTTAACTTGGAGTGCGGCTAACGCAGGGTTCTCGCTGGAAACGACTGATAATGTCGTCGCTTACTACTTTGCCAGCTAATGCCGGGAATCCCGATTAAACAAATAACAGGGTTGCGATCCGCATTGGATGGAAAGCAACCCTTAAAGGGTATTGTCGCTCAGTTGATAACCAAAAAACAATTGGTCGCAACGGACGAATATTTCCAGCTTTTAAGGCCCCTTGAAAACAACACTGTCGTCAAGCTCCCTAACCCAGATGGGCTTGGGTATTGTGAATTTGAAATTGTCCATGGAGGCAATGGGGTTAAGACCCTCAAAATTCAAGAGTTTGACGGCACCCCGGTTGTTGATTTGAACAAATATGGGGAAGACGTTGCTAATACAGGGTTAAGGGCAATTTATGTCTACTTTTTTACTGGGGTTTGGTACGTCTGGGAGCGGGGATTCTTCCCGTTTGGGGTAGACCTAGATGAGGAATTAATACCAGGGGAAACCAACGAAATTGACCCAGAAGACGTTAATCCTCCCGGTGACGGCGGAGATGGCGGGGATGACGGTGATCCCGAAGAACCTCCGGTTGAGCCTGATCCGGTTGGAGTTTTAACTATTGATTCAACTAATAGAACTAGGTTTAATGCGCCCATAACGGGCAACACGGACATTGACTTTGTTTACAATCGCCTCCTATTTTTCCGGTTGGTTTACCTGTCACTGGATTACCTTGGCGGTGATGTCCAGTGGGATAGTGCAATTATTTGGCCCCGTGGGGAACCAGAATTGATTCCTGGGGTTAGACACTACTTTTTCTTCTTAACCTTTAACCGGGGCAATAGCTGGATTGGCTACCAGTATTTTGTTGAGGTTTCGCCGATCGCCTGGAGTGGCAGTGAGTCTGGATTCTGTCAACTGGCACAACCTAATTATGGCTTTACCTGGGATCAGCAAACGGGCTTTGACGCAGGACAAAGTTGCACCCTCACAGCGCCAAATTACAGCTTTACATGGAACCGTCAGGAGCAATTTGATCTAGGTACAAGCTGTGAATTAACAGCCCCAGATTACAGCTTTACATGGGATCAGCAAACGGGCTTTGACAACCTTGAAAACTGTGACCTGGAAACTCCAGATTACGAATTTGTCTGGACTCAGGAGGATGGTTTTGACGAGTGTGAACAATGCGAGTTAGAACCGCCCGATTACACCATCACCCAAGACCCCAATTGACATGACTACCCATACCGATAGCGCAGGCAACAGATACCTAGGTAATTGCATCTGGAGCAATCACAACCCCATCTTTCGCCAAAATTTCCACTTGACGGGAATAGTAAAAACCACTGACATTGCCGCACTAAGAACAGCGGTTCAAACCCTTTTCACTGACCTTTCTTACACAGCCAGAGGGAATGGCAGTGGTGTTTTTTGGAGTGTTGCCAATTCAAGCTCCAATCCCGTATCCACCCATTACGAATTTCCCAGTGGCGGGCCAATCGTAGCCAACGGCGGCCCCAGTGCAAATCTAACTGGACTCAATGGTGTTTCTATTGGCAGAAGTTGGGCTGGAACGGGTACTCCAGCGGCAACGGTGTCAATTCCCATTGGAGAACTTTTAAGTTTTCCCGTCGGAGCTAATCTTAGTTCCAACGTCATAATTGGAGCCAGTGCTAACCATACGGCGATCTTGGAATTTAACTACAAATACCTGGAGGCAGGCTATACCTACAGATTCAGTTACGCTGGCAAGATTCAAAACATTAACACGGGCTTTGATTATTACAATGCCAACTCATTGACTAGCGCTGTAGTAGCTGGCTGTTCCTCCACTTCAGCAGGAGCCACCGGAGCCAATACCATTCTTCCCCTCAGCCTTTCTCATTTCATCGCTGGCACGAGTCAAGCGGCTCTTGCTACCGGAAGGGCACAATATCCAATTGTTTGCGCCAATGCACAAACCCCTACTGCCCAATGGGCCACCGACTTTTATGTGTTCGACAGTGATGCCGACATTGGCGATCCGTGTATTGGTAGACTGCCGGGGCTACTGTTAGCCCAGGGGAGTTATACCCTGCTTAAACCAGTGCGAATTAGTACGATTACCACCAGTAGTCCCTGGTTTTTGCCGGTGGCTACCTTTGCCGGAAAAACAGTTTTAATGCAAGTTCACAGCACCATGGTTTAAGAAACGTATAAATTGAGAATTAGGCCACAGCACGATCGCCAGTGGCCATGAATAAATTTCAGCAAGCATTAGCAAAACTATTCCGAATTCCCACGGCGGAACAACCAAAGCGGGGCTATGACGGTGGCCGTCGGGATGGGGCCAGTGTGTCCGGCTGGTACACCGGGGGAGGCAGTGCGGACAGTGAATTGTGGAGTGCGCTGGTTACCCTGCGGCAACGGAGTTGGGATTTATACCGCAATGACCCTAACGTATGTGGGGCGGTGAATGATATCGTGTCCGAGACGGTGGGCCAAGGCATCCTGCTTCAGTCCAAGGTCACCAAGAAGCGGGGCGGCGGGCTGGATATTAAAACCAACACGGCTATAGAAGAGGCGTTTAATCGGTGGGCGGACAATCCTAAGTGGTGCGATGCGGCCGGCAAAATGACATTCTGGAAAATGCAAAAAACCGTCCTCCTATCCGTGCTAGTGAGTGGTGAAATCTTGGTGCGGATAGTCAAAAAACGCTTTGACGATTCCCCCTTACCCTTTGCCCTGGAGTTAATTGAATCCGACCAGCTAGACGACCAGTACACCGTGCAACAAACTCCCAACGGCAACCACATCAGGATGGGGGTGGAGGTGAACGAATGGCGCCGGCCCGTGGCCTATTGGGTGCGTCCCTATCACCCAGGAGATATTTGGCAGGGGCATCAGGGGCCATCCCAACGGATTCCAGCTTCAGAAATTTTGCACATTTTTAACTGGCGGGGCTGGCGACCGGGACAGACCAGGGGCGTTCCCGCTTTGCATTCAGTGATTATCCAAGCCCGGAATTTGTTGGGTTATCAAGAATCGGAAATCGTCAAAGCCCGCATACAGTCCTGCATTGGGATGTTTTTCGAGAACGAAGCCCCCGACGAAATTGGCTTACCCCAGGACGATGAGGGCTATTACTATCGCCAGATGGAGCCGGGCATGATTGACGATTTACCCCCCGGCAAAAAGCTGGTGCCCTTTGACCCGTCCAGTCCTAATCCCAACCTGCCGGAATTTGTGCGGACCATGCAAAGGGGTGTGGCCCGGGGGCTTAATACTTCCAGTTACTTGATATCAGGGGATTTGGCGGATGCCAATTACTCCTCAATGCGGGTAGGAATGCTCCAACAACGCAAGCAGTTTGAAATGTTGCGGGATGACCTGAATGAAGATTTTAACCACAAAATCTTTCGGGTTTTCATTGCCCAAGCGGCCATGAGCAACTACATCAAATTCCCGGCGGATTATGAATGGAATGAAGCCCACTACTGCAAAGGCTGTTGGGTTGGTGAGGTATTCCCATGGGTTGATCCGCTAAAAGATACCAATGCCCGACGTATTGAGATGGAAATGGGAGTCAATAATCAGACCAGGATTTTGGCAGAAAAAGGCATTGATTTAGAGGAATTTTACGCTGAGTTGGCCAGGGAGCAAGAATTGAGGAAAAAGTATGGACTGGAACTGGTGGCAGAAACTGAGCCGGACAACGTGGTGGCTATGCCGGAGCCTGAGCCGGAGGCATTTGAGGAGGAAGAAACGGAAATGGACGATGGGGAGGAGGAAGGGGAAAAAATTGTAACGCCACCGCCAAAACGATTGCCCCGGAAGCGCAAAAAGCAACTCAAGAAATGGGCTTAGACTTTTTCTTGGCTAGATGGCGCTTTAATCTTTCGTAGCCAGTCATGGGCTTTTCCCCAATGGGTTTTGGCCCTCGTTTTTCCGGGCGGACAGTAAATACTTTGCCGCAGTCCATGCACTTGTAACGCTGGGAGCCGGCTGTAGTTTGACTGTGTTTGTTGAGATGGGAGCTAGAACAATTAGGGCAAGTCATGGTTGGTTTGTGGATAAAATAAAAGAGTCCCCGCTTTTCCGTGGTTGGTTGGCGGGGATTTTGATTGCTTATTTAGAAAAAGGGCTAGAGGGTTTTTTCATTGCACGATCTGGAATAACACCTAGAATTTTTGCTGAATCAGGTAGTTGTAATATCTTGCAAATAATCTGCTGAGCCGTCGCCGTTCCGTTTTGGATTTTTTCCGCATCAGATAGCCCGATGTGTATTTTTATTTCCCCCAAAAACTGTACATTCACCTTTCCGTTCCACATTCCTTTTATGCTGTCAACAGAGCTTAACTTTTGATTCTTTTTGGTTTTCATAGCTTTGTGGTTGGTTGTTTTTGACTCTTTTAATATAACGTAATTGTGTGGGAGTGTCAATGGGTTAGGGAAAATTATTTTCCGGCTTTTTCTGCCATGAATTTCTCAAAATTGCGCTGTACTTTGGGCGCAACGTAACCAGCGGGTTTTCCGGTGGGTTTTTCTGCTTTGGGAGTGGCAGACTTTTTGGAAGCTTTTTTGCTGGATTTCTTGGTTTTGGTAGGTTTACTAGCTTCGATTACATCACGGAGAAAAGAGCGAACTGCTTTCTGGAAAGGATTTGGTTTGGTTTTCATAGCTTTGTGGTTGGTTGCTTAACTTTCCTGAATATAACGTAATTATGTGGGAAGTGTCAATGGATTAGGCAAAACTTTTTCCCTGCCGTATAAATCCATCATTTCCATAGCACCAGAGAGCGATCGCCATGGAAACCAGAAAACTAGAAACGTCATTAAAACAGCCACAGACGAGGTTTTTGCAACTTGAGCCAATGATGTCGGAGGCGGAACGGGAGACAGACCCGGATATTTTGACCTTCTCTGTCAGTTCAGAATTGCCCGTAGAGAGGTGGTGGGGAAAGGAAGTTTTGCAACATTCCCCCGATGCGATGAACCTAGAACGACTAGATGGCATGGTGTTCCTTTGGGACCATGGTTGTGACCCTAAGGTTGGCCGTCGTCCCCTCGGGAAAGTCCTCGATTGGAAACTAGACGGCGATCGCTCCATTGCCAAAATCCGCTGGTCAAAAAAGGAAATGGTGCAGGAATTTCGCCAAGACGTAGAGGAAGGAGTTTTAACCAACATCAGCTTTGGCTATCAGGTGGACGATTACCGAGTGGTGCCTGGGGATGATGACGACACCGTGGTAATTACCCGTTGGACCCCAGTAGAAATTTCCCTTGTCAGTGTTCCGGCCGACCATACCGTAGGCGTGGGCCGCAGTTGGGAGCCAGACCTAAAACCTCCTGAACCAGAGCCGGTGGAAGAAGAAGTCACGGCCCAGCCTGAAACCAGGGAGGCTCCACCGTATAAATCCACAATTGAGACCAACAACGAACCTATAGGGGAAGCCATGGGAACCGAAAACAACGAGGAAAAGGTAATTCAGTTTGACGTGGAGGCAGAACGGGCCAAGCTCCGTCAACA